TACGCCATGCTAGTAGACCCGCTACGATATGCACACCGCGCAGCCCATAGAGGGTTAATTATTAGACGCTCTATGCCTGAATTGCGCGAACTGATTGATAAGAGTCGCGAGCTGTACCCAAAAGCCTTTCCGGGCTGTAAGTACAAAGAAGTAGAAAAGCTTTGGAACTTCCCAAGTGGTGCAAAGATTGAGTTTGGCTTCTTGGAAAGAGACGCAGACGTATACCGTTATCAAGGACAAGCATATAGCTGGATAGGGTTTGATGAGATTACTCACTTGCCCACAGAGTTTGCTTGGAACTACTTGGCTTCAAGACTTCGTACTACAGACCCTGAAATACAGACGTACATGCGCTGTACGGCGAATCCGGGTGGAGCAGGGGCTACATGGGTAAAGAAGCGTTACATCGATCCTGCGCCTTCCTATGAGCCTTTTAAGGGTACTGACGGCCTGACCAGAAAGTTTATACCGGCTAGGCTACAAGATAACCCGTACTTGGCTACAGATGGCCGATACGAAATGATGCTAAAAGCTTTGCCGCCTACACAGCGACAACAGCTATTAGACGGCAACTGGGATGTTGCAGAGGGCGCAGCCTTTACAGAGTTCAACCCAATAGATCATGTCATCACACCATTTGACATTCCGCTTCACTGGGAAAAGATAAAAGGGATTGACTACGGATATGCTTCAGAAAGCGCTTGCGTTTGGGGAACAGTAGATCCAAGTGACGGAACACTAATTATTTATAGGGAGCTGTACAGAAAAGGATTGACAGGTGTTGACTTAGCAGCGATGTTAACCAACATGGAGTTAGAAGATCCTATGTCAGTTCCCGGAGTTCTTGATACTGCGTGCTGGTCACGTACAGGAACTATAGGCCCAACAGTCGGTGAAACTCTTCAAAGAGCTGGACACAAGCTAAGAAAAGCAGACAAGAACCGAATACAGGGTAAGATTCAAATCCACGAATACTTGAAGTTGCAGCAAAGCGGTAGGCCCCGATTACAGATTTTTAATACATGCCCGAACCTGATACGCGAACTTCAAAGTATTCCTCTGGATAAATCCAATCCAGAAGACGTTAACACACATGCACCCGATCACGCATATGATGCTCTACGTTATCTGATAATGTCAAGACCTCGTATCATAGATACGCTGAGTCGAATGAGACAACTACAACGCGAAACAGTCTACGCTCCCGTAGATTCTGTTTTCGGTTATTAAAGGATACAGTATTAAATGGCAGACAACGAAAATAGTTTACTCGACAATTCTGATTATCTGTACTTTGCTCCTGTTGAAAACGAAGACGGAATGCAGCTTAATTTAGAAGAAGACGTTCGTAATCGTTTTGTGGGTTTAGTTGAAGAACGGTTTGCAAGCGCTGAACGCTCTAGAGAATATGACGAAAGACGTTGGCTTCAAGCTTACCATAACTTCCGTGGTGTATATCCAAAGAATGTCAAGTTCCGTGAATCAGAAAAATCTAAAGTCTTTGTAAAAGTAACAAAAACAAAAGTACTTGCAGCCTATGGCCAGCTAGTAGACGTGTTGTTTGGCACAGGTGATTTTCCAATTGGCGTAACAGAAACTAAAGTGACGGAAGGTGTTGCTAAGTATAGCCATTTGAATACAGCTGCTCCGGGTTTAGAAACAAGCACACAAGAAGCAGCCCCAGAACAAAAAGAAAAACCAGCTGACCCTTTTGATGTTGGTTATGTTGGAGACGGTAAAACTCTTAAGGCCGGTGCTACTTTTGCTAAAGGTGAAAACTTTCTTGAAGAAGCTATTAAAGAAGCAAACTTAGAGTTTGTTGAAGGCCCTTCACCAGATCCTACTATTCCTGAGTTGTCTCCTGCAAAAACAGCAGCGCGTGAAATGCAAAAGCTTATTCACGATCAACTTGAAGAATCTAATGGCGGCGGAGAACTACGTAACGCTTTATTTGAAGCAGCACTCTTTGGAACTGGAATTGTCAAAGGCCCGTTTAATTTCAACAAGACTTTAAACCGCTGGGAAACAGACGAAGAAACAAATGAAAGAACATATAAACCTTTGTCTGTTCGTGTTCCGCGCATTGAGTTTGTAAGCATTTGGGATTTCTTTCCAGATCCTAATGCTACTACTATTCAAGAATGCGAGTATATTTTTCATCGCCACAAAATGAATCGTTCGCAGATTCGAGGACTAGGAAAGCTTCCTTATTTTGATAAAGATAAAATTCGTGAATGTCTTGATTTAGGCCCAAACTACGTAGAAAAAGATTACGAGTTTGAACTGAAAGACGATGCACGAACTGAAGAGTACGGCTCTGATCAGTATAGCGTTATAGAATACTGGGGAATAATGGATGCAGACTATGCTAAAGAAGTAGGCATGCAGTTACCAGAAGGAGTAGACACTTTAGATGAAGTTCAAGTCAATGCTTGGATTTGTAACGGCAAGCTTCTCAGGGGCGTTATCAATCCATTTACTCCTTACAGAATCCCCTACAACGCTTTTCCATATGAGCGAAATCCTTATAGCTTTTTTGGTATTGGCGTTGCTGAGAATATGGATGACTCGCAACAAATAATGAACGGTCACGCACGCATGGCAATTGACAACTTAGCGTTAAGCGGCTCTTTAGTATTTGATGTAGATGAGTCTGCGTTGGTTGGTGGACAATCAATGGAAATCTATCCGGGTAAAGTCTTTAGACGACAAGCCGGTATGCAGGGTCAAGCAATTCATGGTTTAAAGTTTCCTAATACTTCTCAAGAAAACTTAATGATGTTTGATAAATTTAGACAGCTTGCAGACGAAGAAACAGGCATTCCTAGTTATTCTCACGGACAGACAGGCGTACAGAGCATGACTCGTACAGCCTCTGGCATGTCTATGTTACTAGGTGCTGCGTCTTTAAATATGAAAACAGTAGTTAAGAATGTTGATGATTTTTTGTTGAAGCCTCTTGGCGAATACTTCTTTCAATGGAACATGCAGTTTTTTGAAGGCCAGTTAAATATCAAAGGTGATTTAGAAGTTAAAGCTTTAGGCACAAACAGCTTAATGCAAAAAGAAGTCCGCAGCCAACGTTTAACAATGTTTTTACAGACAGCTCAGAACCCAACCATTGCTCCGTTTGTTAAGATTTCTAAGATTATTAGCGAGCTTGCATATAGCTTGGATCTTGACCCTGACGAAATTCTTAATGATCCTGAAGAAGCAGCGATCATGGCTAAAATTATAGGAGCACAAAATGCTGGACAAGCAAATGGCAGCGAGGCTGTCCCCGCTAATCAACAACCCGGAGCTATGGGAGGCGCTGAAGCAGCACCTTCTCAACCTCAAGAACTTGGAGCTACAGGGACTGGCGGTGGCAACATCGGAACTGGAGCTGTACCGCAAGCAGGGGAGAGTGAGTTCTCTGGCAGGACTCCTACAGCTTAGAGATCAAATAATTGAAGCAAGAAAGAGGGCAGAATAATGGCAGGTAAAGCAGGAATAATCTTAAGTCTTTTAGGCAAACTAGATGACGTAGCAGAAAAAACAGCAGGAAAAAAAGTCTCTAAAGCTAAAAAGGGTCAGATAGATGCTGAACGAGTTCAAGAAGCCTTAAATGAAAAACTTGCTGATAACCCACAGTACTTAGAAGAATTAAGCGATAAAGACTATAAAAGCTTAATGAAAGCTCTTCCAGCTAAGTCTCAAGCTGATGTAATGGGTGACGACTACAGTATGGGAATGTATGAGCAACAAGCAGAAGCTGCTGGGGGCATGTCTGGTAAAGAAGCTGCCGAAAACTTAAGCTTGTTTCATGGCGCTGAAGATGTATATAGCTATTTGCAAAAGCTTAAGCCCCAAGATCTTAAAGAATTTAAAGCGAATGTGTCTGAAGAAGATGTTGATATGTACGGCCCTGCCTTAGATCGTTTAGAAAAACTTACTCCGCGTGCTGCAAAAATGAAAGGCGGCACAATGAAAAACGATCCTATGAAAGTTAAGTACGCTGAAGGTGGTTCTATGCTTGTACCGCCTGAGATGGAAATGGAAGATGACGTTCCTGTTGATACTTATAGCAATATTCCAGAAGAAGACATGGAAGAAGTAAAAGCTTCACAACTTCCAGATGATGAAATGGAACAAGAGCATCTTCAGTATGTATTAAATGAAGCTCTTCCAGCAGAAGACCAAGAATATCTCATGGAACTGCTAGACACAGATGAGCGCTTAAGCGACATTTTTGATAAAGTCGTATCTATTGCAACAGAATTTTCTGGTTCTGGGGAAGTTGAAGGCCCCGGAACTGGAACATCAGATTCGATTCCCGCAAGGTTATCGGATGGTGAATTTGTTTTCACCAAGAAGGCCACCGATCAGTTAGGCGCTGATCAGCTACAAACTATGATGGACGAAGCTGAGAAAGCCTATGACGGCGGTTTAATGAAGAAAGCATTTGGCGGCATGGTAGATGATGCACCCACAGATAATAAAGGTGGTATGTATTCAGAAACCGGAGAGGAAGAAGAAATTAAAAAACAAATGATTTCTGCTAATCAAATGCCAAGTGTAAGATAACGATAAGGCTACCTCAAAACTTTTGAGCCCCTTATCACAATAAAAATCCAGAGGCCACCTTGGAGTATCGAGACCCTGTATTGTAAACGCGAACAGTACAGCCACCTTGAAAGACTGACAAGCCCCTAAAGGAGAGTGATAGAATGTTAGATGTTAATGATGATGTAAATGAACCACAAGCCAATCCGTACAACTCTAAAAAGTCTTGGCATACGCCAGACGCACCAAGTAAGGGAAGCGCAGATGGAATGTACTATGAAGAAGAATCTCAACCAAAGGCCACCCGTAGCCCGGCACCTAAAGAAGAGACTTCTGAAAAAGGAAGTTCTAATTATAAAAAGAGATATGATGATTTAAAGAAGCACTATGATCACCGTATTGCCGAATTTAAGCAACGAGAACTCGAACTCAAAGCAGCTGGTCAAGAGCAACAAGCTCCGTACACGCCGCCAAAAAGCGAAGAAGATCTCCAAACTTTTAGGACTCAATACCCAGATCTGTATGATACTGTAGAAACTGTAGCGCATTTAAAAAGCGCTGAGCAACTTGAAGCTCTTAAAACTAAGATGGCAATCATCGAAGAAAGAGAAGCTGCAATTGGTCGTAAAGAAGCAGAAGCTACATTGCGTTCACGACATCCTGATTTTGAGGACATTCGTGGAGACGAAAAGTTTCATGCGTGGGCTAAAGAACAACCTGAACAAATTCAGGATTGGATCTATAACAACCCTAATAATGTTCCACTGGCAATCAAAGCTATTGATCTTTATAAGATGGAAAATGGTTTAACTACAAAAGCTAAACAGAAGACAGGAAAATCACAATCTACCCGATCAGCGGCTGACATGGTATCTACTAAAACAACAAATGTAGACACTAAAGAACCAAAGATTTGGTCACAACGGGAAATTGCTAAACTGTCTATGGTTCAGTTCGATAAATTTGAAAGTGAAATTGATCAGGCCATAATGGAAGGCAGGGTAGTACCTTAATTAATTGTCTTTTTTGGAGTAACATAACATGGCTTATAACGTAAGTGACGCAACATTTGAACAAGCAACCACCACCAACGGTAACTTCGCTAGTGACGGCGCAGGTCAAACTAACCAGTTTTTCCTTCCCTCAATCTTTTCTAAGAAGGTTCTTAACTTCTTTCGAAAGTCTTCTGTAGCTGAAGCTATTACTAACACTGACTATGCCGGTGAAATCTCTGCCTATGGCGATTCTGTAAAGATCATCAAAGAGCCAGAAATTACTGTCTATCAGTATGAGCGTGGTGCGGACGTAGCTCAAACTAAACTGACTGACGTAGAAACTACTTTGATTGTAGATGTGGCTAACGCATTTAAATTCAAAGTTGACGATATTGAAACTGCAATGTCTCACGTAAACTTTAAAGAAGTTGCATCTTCATCTGCTGCTTACGCTCTGCGTGATGCTTTTGATGCTGGTGTAATTGCTAAAATGTTTGCTGGTGTTTCTGCTGCTGCCCCTAACCACGTTCTGGGTACAGACAGTGCTACTAACCTTGGTGCTGGTGTATTTGATGGCGCTGGCGCTATCGACATCACTGGTGCTAACGATCCTCTTGATGTGATGGCTCACATGGCCCGTCTTCTTGACGAGCAGAACATCCCAGAAGAAGGTCGTTGGTTCCTAGCTCCACCTAGCTTCTACGAGCAACTCTCTCAGTCTAGCTCTAAGCTGATGTCTGTAGACTTTAATGCTGGTCAAGGTTCTATTCGCAACGGTCTGGTATCTTCAGGCAAGCTGCGTGGCTTTGACATGTACAAGTCTAACAACGTCCCCGGTACTAGCGCAGCAGCTGGTCAGATCCTCGCGGGTCACATTAGCTCTACTGCAACTGCACAGACTATCACCAGCACTGAAGTCCTTCGTGACCAAGATAGCTTTGGTGACATTTGTCGCGGTTTGCACGTCTATGGTGCTAAAGTATTGCGTCCTGATGCACTCGTATCAGCGTTCTACGAAATTGACTAAGCACTAGTCAAGAAAACGAGGGGTGTAAAAGCCCCTCTGTTTTTTAAAGGGAGAATAAAGGATGCCTCAGATAGGAAATGCTTCAAACAGAGTTAAGTTAAGAAACAATCAAAACAACAGAATATTTGGTGACACCGGAAGTTTTTACAAGCCAGAAAATAAAAAGAAGTTTGATGATAATTGGGATGCTATCTTTAAAAAGAAAGAAACAACAACTTCAAAAACTACACAGGCTAAATAAACATGTCAACATCCTACTTAGATTTAACCAACGAGCTTTTACGCGAACTGAATGAAGTTTCTCTAACAGCTGGTTCCTTTGCAACTTCGGTAGGAGTTCAGCAACATGTAAAAGATTCTATCAATCGTGCATACTTCGATATTATAACTGAAGAGCCGCAATGGCCTTTTTTATCTGTTGCCGGAAGCGGCGATGTAGATCCAATGTACGGCAATACTTATGTTGAAACAGTAGCTGGTACACGCTTTTATGAGCTGAAGCCCACAAGCGATAGCGTTACAACTGACTATGGATCTATTGACTGGGATAATTTTTATATTACAACAGTAGGTGTCGAAGGCGAGACAGCTCCTTTCATGGGAAGCAACTTGCGTTTTATGACTACCGAAGAATGGAAAGACTTTAGACGAGTCTCCGAAAATTTAGATGATGCTGATACTCAACAGTACGGTCAGCCCAACAGAGTTATTAGAAGTCCCGACAGTCGCAAGTTTGGACTAAGCCCTATCCCTGATAAGGCATACCGCGTGTGGTTTTATGCGTGGGCCCTTCCTACAAAACTAACTGCATACTCAGACACTCTAGTGTTTCCTGAGATGTACAGTTCAGTTCTTTTAGCTAAAGCACGATATTATATTTGGCAGTTCAAAGACAACCCACAAGCCGCTGCATTTGCGCTTGATGATTATAAAAAAGGTTTACGCAGTATGCGTTCAAATCTTATTGAGCCTTCGCCAACTTACATTAAAGACGACAGAATGAGATTCGTATAATATGGCAGCTTCCCAACCTTTTGGTATCTCATGCAAAGGAGGTTTAAATACTAACCTTAATCAGCTTGAGATGCTTGCCCAGCCCGGATTAGCTACAAAGCTTGTAAACTTTGAAGTCGATCCTGATGGTGGGTATCGCCGTGTAAATGGCTATACAGCTTTTGGCAGTACAAAGCCAAATGGAAATAATAAAATTTTAGGCCTTGAAGTTTACGCAGATGGCCTTATAGTATGTTCAGGCGATGGTATTTTCTTTAGTGTCGATGGAAATAGCTGGCTACAAATTAATAGAGCTTCAGTAGCCGTTAATGGGGATTCGTATTCAGAATTTATTGCAGAGCCTTTAGTAGCACGAACAAATCAAAAACAATCTACTTTTGCGCTGTATGAAGGTAATACTACTTACGGTCAGATTATTATTTGTGACGGAGTAAACAAACCTTTTTACTTTCACATGGAAGGTACTGGAGGTTTAACTACTCGTACTTTTTTTGCAGAAGAAATTGTAGTTGATAATCAACATGCTCCTTCTACATGTGCTGTACATGATCACCACTTAGTAGTTGCTGGAGCTGATGCAGCTAAAGACACTATTTATTATAGTAAGAATTTTGTTCCTGAAGATTTTACAGGTACAGGATCAGGAGCTATTGCATTAGCTGATCAAGTAATTGGACTTAAAAGCTTTCGAGACGACTTGATTATCTTTTGTCGCAATAGCTTGCATAAGCTTATAAATATTAATGATCCTGCTTCTATCGCTATTGTGCCTATTACACAAAATGTAGGTTGTTTAAGTAATCATAGCATACAAGAAATTGGCGGCGACTTAGTATTTTTAAGTCCTGATGGTATTCGTTCTGTTGCTGGTACATCTCGTATTGGTGACGTTGAGTTAGGATCAGTAAGCCGACAGATACAGTCTATTACTTCAGACCTTGCTAAGTCAATTGATACGTACACAATAGCAAGTTCAGTATTAAGAAGCAAGTCACAGTACAGATTATTTTATACTGTAGAAGGAGAGTCTGCAAAAGTCTCTAAAGGAATTATAGGAACATTGGCTGCTAATGGTTTTGAGTGGTCAGAAACAAAAGGTATACAAGCTACAAGCTTTATGTCAGGTTTTGGTTTTAACGGTGTCGAAAAAGAATATCATGGAGATGCTGCAGGTTATGTTTATAACCATGACGAAGGAAATAGGTTTTACGAAAACGGCATAGCTTTTAATATTGAAGCACAATACGCAACACCTAACTATGACTTTGGAGACATTGGAACTAGAAAGACTTTACATTACGCAAAGATTTCTATTACGCCTGAAGGCGAAGTTCAACCAATACTCAGAGTGCGTTACGACTACGAAGATACCGCAATACCGCAGCCAGCAGATTATGTTTTAGATGCTGTTCCGCTCCCTGCAATCTTTGGAGTCTCAGTGTTTGGAACAGCTATTTTTGGAGCAAGTAATGACCCAATGCTTCGACAAGCTATACAAGGCAGTGGACATTCTTGCAGCTTTAGAATTAGTAGTACAGACCAGAACGCACCATACGCAATTAACGGCATATACATAAATTACGTCCCAGCAGGCAGGAGATAACCCAGATGGCAGGAACAAGTTATACACGACAAAGTAGCCTCACAGACGGCGACACTATTACAGCATCACTGTTCAATGATGAATACAACCAACTGGTAAATGCTTTTGCGTATGCTGCGGCAGGTACAACTGGACACCAACATGACGGTGGA